GGTGTTGTCCTAAACTTCCTCGAATATCATTTTTCATACGCTTTCTTCTATCAGCCGTAAGTTTTCCTTTTGAGTCGCCTTTACTAGAGATACTACCATAACCCCAGTTCTCAGGATCATTGTGATGCTTAGGTAAATTACTTCTAGTATCTAATGGATCCGTCCATACAGTATCTCTGTCAAATGTAGAGCGTTTTTGTCCTGGATCTTTTTTAGGTCTTTCTTTTATACCGTATCCATAATCTATGCTGTCGTAATCGTCACTGTCGCCTTTCTTTTGAGTAAACAATTGGCCTTTGTATTTAGGATCGCGCCATTTAGCAGATTCTTCCATATCTTCATAATCTTTAGGATCATGTTCTTCATAGTGATAGTGCTCTAATGCCTCTTGACGACTCCAACCGTATTTTCGCATTAAGTGTCGAATTTTTTTCTCTTCGTCGTCCTCGTGATGATCGTTTTCTTTAATTGTTTCATACATTGCTGTTAATCTATCAACTAAAGACTCATGCATTGGATGTTGTAGTGCGTTTGTGCCAGGAGCACGAGCTAATGGACTTACTTTGCCTTTACTATTCATATCATCGCCGCTGAATGTAACAGCATCAATACCGTGCGTATGATGACCTATATCACCGTGAGCACTGTTGCCCCAAGTTTCGCCGTCATCGCCCATTTCTTCTAATTCTTTATCTTGTGGCTCCATCATTTGTTCGCCTGCCATACGTGCGATCATATCGCCCATAATAGGTTCTTCTACATCGCCGTGATGAGGTTCGCCAAATAATTTATCAGCACCGTGATCTGCATCACCCACTTCGCCGTCTTCAATGTCTTTAAGAATATTCATTAGACTACGAACGCCGCCTGATCCCGAACCATTTAGGCTAACGTTCATTGTAACATTGTCTTGTTGCTTAGGCGGTTCTTGATGACCCACCATACCTGGCAAGCCCATTGGGCCGCCGATAATTTCAATACCTTCTTCTTTGGCAGGACCATCTGTGTGCACAGGAGCAACTGGCTGTGCGTTTTCATCTATTGCTCTGATTGTTTTATATAGGTCATTAAAATTCATTATCTTGCTCCGTGCATTGGGTCTGGAAGTTTGTTATGGTGTGTACCAATTGCACTGGTTGTACCAAATTTTGTTCCTATGGTCTTAGTTTTATATTCTTTTGCGGCGCCTGGTACACTGTCAGCTAATAACTCATCGTTGATGCCTTTTACTTGTGTACCGTGATGTTGTTCTTTATTCAACTCTTTCAAAAAACTCATGTTGTACTTTTCACCGTACATGTCGCTATTGTCACTAGGTTCGTAATCAGTTCCTACAATCGCTTCGTGTGTACGTTCGTCATGTTGATGATTAATTACGTGTTCTGCTTCTTCGCCAAGTGTTTTTACTTTAACGTTGGCTTGTGCCATACCCAGTCCGCTAGCAACACGTTCACGAACTTGCATGCTGTTAGCTGGATAATTAGTCACAACATCAAAAATTGTCATGCTAATATTTTTGTGTTCAGGAAATTCGTTATGACGTTCTTGAATTGGTGTGCGACGTGCAGCACTAACACTAGCCACGTGAAATTCAGCTAATGCGCCTTTAATTTGTGCTTGACAATCTTTAGGGCATTCGCCAGCAATCTTTACTTTAAATTCGTAAACTTTTTTGCTTTCTGTTAAGTATTCTTTAAATGATTTCATAATGTAATCCCAGTATTGTATTTATTTCATCTGCTTGAGTTTTTCTAGCAGACTATTGCGATCTGTAATGATTACACCGTCGCCTTGTATGTTAATTCCTTCATCAGAATTAACAGCATCTTGATCTAATTTTTGTTTTTTAAGTTGCAAATCGATCATTTTTAACTTTTTATCTAGTTTTGCACTTTTTGCATCGATGGCATTTTTAAGCATACTTGCCGCAACTTCAAACATTCTAGCACTGTATCTGGCTTCGACATTCATTCCCAAGTCCATGATATCATCGTAAGCGTCTGTAGCTTTTTTAGCCAATTCATCTAGCTCGTTATCGCCAGCATCACCCAGTCCTTTTACTTGAGGCAATGCTGCCGCTATTTTATCGTATTCAGATATGTCACGAATAAAAGGCTGAGCAAGTTCGGCTTTTTTAGCCTTCTTTTCTTCTTCCTTGACAATCTTCTTGCTTTCGGGTAAGTTTAATATTTCTTCAAGTCGTTTGGTCATAATAATACTTATGCTTATACTTGGCTGAATATATCATTTTCGTTAAGAACTCTAAATTTTAGGCCTTGTTGTTGGCACCAGAAATTAGCCGCTTTCCATTTAGCTTGATTCTTAACGAACTGTGCTTGATTATATTTGTTCTTGCCTACACGTTCTAATATACTTTGACTTGCCGGTTTTATTTCAATTAGCTCTGTTAATATTTTGTTATTTTTATCAAGATACTGTATAAAAAAATCTGGAACATAAACAGTTTGTCTACCTGTAAGTGGATCTCGATAAGGAATTTGTATAGCTTCGCTAGCCCATTTGAGTATGCTTTTATTAGTGTCGCAAAAATTCATGAATGTTAATTCCCAACTGGAACGATATGTTGGCTGTTTAGTGCCTACATATTTTGCAGGATTCTTCATTACATATTTTCCACGAGCAAATTTAGCCATATTAGATTAGAATATTTCTAGCTTCAAATGTATTGGCTACAGGTGCTGTCCTATATCCTAGTAAACTTGTTTTGTCTCTACTTGAATTTAATACCTGTGCAACCACTTGGCTAAGTTGTACATCCGTAAGACTTTTTAGTGTATCTAGTAAAGTAAATACATCGACGTTTTCTTGTCTTGCTTGGTTTAGCATTACTACAGCGACACTGCCTGCACCTAACTGGTCAAAACCGCGTTTTGTAAAAAATGCTATTGTCGCATCAATCTGAGCTGCAGGAAAACTCACAGGATGTGCATTACTTTTATAAAAAAAAGATTTTACACTTTCTGTTGTATTATTTTTAGTTGTATTTGGTAAATTAGTTGTAGTCATATTTAAAAGTCAAAACTGTAATCGTCTGTGCTACCGGAATCAAAATCGCTGCTAGGATTGTTATCAGTGCCCGTGCCTGCGTCTTGATTCCATGGCCCTGCTTCATCAAATCCGCCAGCATTATTTTCTGACTGTGCCGCAGCAATTTGATCTTGTGTGTTTGCATCTTCAACAGCTTGTTGATTTGCATCTTCAGTAGATTGTGTTGTATCCTCTTCTTCAGATGATGGATCGTCTCCTTCGTTAGCTGAATCTGTTCCAGTTGTGCCAGCTTCAGTATTGCTAGAATCAGTTTTATTAGCGCCTGGGAAGGAGAATCCTGAAAGTCCGCTGACAGCACTGCCTATTAGACTAGCAACACCTTTAATTGCTGCACCTATCAATGGAGCAGCGGCCGCGCCCACAGCTGCACCCACTACCAGACCGTTTGCACTTTGATAATTGTTTACTGTATTAAGAGCATTGCTTAGTATTCCTGGTCCTAATAAATTGCCTGGACCAATTCCTGCAAGACTAGGATTATTGCCTGAACTTCCACCGCCTAACGGGCTAGGTGTGTGATCATAATGACTTTGAGCAAATCCTTCTGGGTCTCCGTCTTCGACCGCACCAGATGCATAACTGATTGCTTCGTATTCAATTTTCATATCCATATCATGAACACCGGAATTGTAATAATCAACTCTATTATGATTAAAACTTTTTATAATAGGGTTCCATATTTGATACATGATATATTCATGACGGGCCATTTGATAAACTTTTATATAATTAAAAAATGGTTGGGTACTACCGTTGTCTAATCCGTACGGAACTGGCATTGCCATGCTATACGATCTAGTTGCATTTCTTGCATACGCACCCGGTGCATTTGCACTTAGAGGATCGGCATAGTAATAACTGTAGTATGCTTGCCACAACTGATTAATTAACCCCATGTTATCATCAATAAATTTTATGCCTATTTCGCCGCCGTTGTGACGAAATTGTGTGACTTTTCTTCTGTTGTACTGATTAAGTGTTTGTGTTTCTACTCGATAGCTTGGCAAGTCTACACTTTTAACCAACATACCTATTTCTTCACCATATGCTTGCACTAGCTGTGCATTTTGTAAAGCTGCACGGTTTATTCCAAAAGCTACATGGAATAAAAAATTATGTTTAGGTGCTAGTCTAAACTGGTCAACATTAAACAAATGATCAGCATGTTGCTGATCTCGTAAAATAGTTGATCCTGTATTATTAAAATTGTATGAGGCCATAACTTTATTTATCGATAAAAATAAAGTACGTAGTTAACGAATTGAGATAATAAAACCCACCGAAGTGGGTTTTAGTATTAACTACCTAGTACGCTAGTTCCGCCTGGGAATTTTTGTACTGTTTGTGCAGCACCAACTCCGTTACTTGGAGTTGTTTGTACAGCATTGTCAAATCTGATAGTCAAATCAATCATTGCAGGACCGTTTTCACTGTATTTAATATCATTATAGTTAGTTGCTTCAAGATAGCAACCATAACATTCCCACACTTCTAAGCTAGTAGGAGTTGTAGAACCGTTACCACCATCCAACATTTCAATACGCATAGTGAACTTATAATCTAAGCCGCTGGCCGCTGAACTTTGTTCAAAGAAGTCAAATTGCTTCTGAATTTGTTCACCGACTAGTGTAGCTACGGCATTAGTAGCATCATCACGTAGTTTAACTATGATTGGTTCCCAGCTTGGTTTGCCTGCGTAGTTGATTTTACTATTGTAAATTTCAATTACTTGATTTGCAAACTTAACTTGAGGGCGAACAGCTTCTTGAACTTGTTTTGTTAGTTCAGTAGTGCTGCCGCTTGTTCCAAAGTTTTCAAAGCTGATTCTGAAGCGATACTTCAGTTTAGGCATTAGCATACCCTGACTGCTTGCGCTTTGGTCAGATGCTAATGGTACTGTAAAATTTGATAGAGCTGCGATTGCCATTTATATTCTCCTAATTAATTTCCAAGACCTTTAATTGCGCCAGTGTTTTCTAAACGCAATGGAATATAGATAAATTCAACAGCTTTCACTGGTTCAATAGCTATATCGACATAGAGTTCGTTCGCATCAATTCTGGCTGGCGTGTTGTTGCTCGAGTCACAAACTACTAAGTAGTCGTACAAAGCACGTTGACCAACTAGTTCTAATAAGAACTTCTCAATTTGTTGTTTGATCTCATTACGTGTAATGGTATCGTTTGGTTCAAAGATAAACGGTTTAGCAATTACATTTAATTGATAACGCATGTAAATTACTAGACGTGCCACGTTGATACGATCTAAACTGCTAGCAACTAATTGACGTGTATATTGTCCGTATGCAACTAGACCTGTTCCAGCTAGATATGTGATTGGATTAACATGAACAGCTGCTAGTGTATCGCGCTGTCCGCCGTTTAGAGCAACTGTTTTGAACTCACCTGTTGCACCATCAACATAACCAACTGAACTTGCATTTGTTACTCCACCACGACGTACACCTGCTGGTGCAAACCATGGATAAGAAACATTATCACTTAGAGCAATTGTACGCAACATTACATGACTTGGAGGAACAACAATGTAGTTACCTAACAAATCGCTTGTGTATGCCCAAGGATAGTAAACAGCACTGTAAGCGTAATTTTCAATTAGGCCAACTTCACCGTCGACAGCAGCACCTGCAGTATTATTACCCCAGTTGCTTAGTGTTGTAGCATCTGGTGTTAAACGAGCTGGAGTATCAGCAACAATGAATGCTGACTCGCCGTTGTCTGTGTTCAAGCTAATTAATGCACTTGTTGTTTCTAAATATCCTGGGCAACTTAACAAGTTGAAAATAACTGTGTCAGGTTGACGGATATTTTGATTTTCGTTAATTGTTGATAACAATGCTTTCAATACAACAGCACGTTGAGCTTTACGTCCAAATTGTCCAACTCCATTTAAATCGTTAGGGGCATCGCTTACCCAAAGGTCTGGATAGAAGTTAGTCATCGGTTGACCTTCTGGATATACGCCGCCGGCTGTGTAACGAATATCATTAGCGCCAGTATCTACATAACCGGCAACATATTTCTTAACGTTAAATCCGCTACGACGTAAGTTCCATAACAATGTACCTTTTGGATATAGTGCAGGATCTGGAGCATCAAAATCAACAAAGTTGCTTGATAGTAACGATTGGATTGTGTCAGGAGCACCTAAACCAGTTTGTTCTGCGCCTAGTAAACTTTGGTCACTCCAACGTGCGTCAGCAAAAATGATGCCATCGCTTGTTAAATGATCTGTATTGTCAACTAATACCCACTTACCAGTTACACCATTGTATTTGTAAATTGTTGGGAAGTTTTCAGTATCTTGTGGATCAATCCATAGGTCTCCGTTAGCCAACTGTCCGCCACCACTTTGTAGTGTAGGCATACTTGCGCTAATGATTGGACCATTAGGATCTGTAGCTAGTGCACCACCAACTGCATAAATTTGTTGGTAATAAGCAGCTGCTGTAGTATCGTTGTAACCTACCCATTCGGTACCATTATTAAACATGATATCAATTTCTTCTAAGAATGTATCATACCATAATGTACCGTCTGCGGGTGTTGTACTTGGAGCGCTTGCCGATGGAGTTGCAAAACCCATTCCAGTTGTGCCTACAGTACTAGACCATAGACTTGCAACGAATGAATCTTCGTTACCCCATGTAATTCCACTTTCTTCACCCATATCTATAATTGCTGCTGTAGCATTATAGTAAGCTGTTGTTCCTACAGTAAATAATAAACTTAGTGTATTGTTATCATAGAAATATATATCACCGCCGTTAGTGTGAGTAATAGTGATAGAATTGTTAGCATTACGTACTGCTGTAACCGCTGTACCAGCTACTGTTTGTAAAATAGCTGCTACTAATGCTTGTGAGTCAGCTTGAGCATTACCTACTGCTGTAAATGTAACAATACCTGGAGAGCCAGGATCGCCGTTAACAAATTCTGCCGGAGTTAATGTTTTAGAACCAGTTTCTGTGCTAGCAATAAAGAATTGATATTCTGTTTCAGCTGTAAATGTATCATTATGAATAATAGCACTAGTGATAGCTGTTTCGCCAGTAGTTACACGACGATATAATTTAAAGTCTGCATATGGTGAATCTGGATGCTCGTCATCGTTGTATTTTACAAATACTGTATTAGTAGGTAAATTAATACCGCCGCCGATAGGATCTAATGCAGCCAATGCTTCATATGTAGTTGAAAACAATTTAACAGGTTGTGATACCCATGTTTCGGATGTAGCATTGTAAAGTTTAACAATCCAATCAGCACCTAAGTTTACAGGAGTTGTTTTAACCCAAACGCTGCCAGATGGTTGACCATTTGCTGAACCTGCTGTTGCAAATGTGCCATACTCTGGTGGTTGATAGTGCGGACTAATTGTTAGTTCAAGTGGCATGTAGAATTTAGATAGTAAACCTAATTTAGCTACACTTGAACCAGAAAGTGTAATACTTCCTGTTGGATTACTGTTATAACCTGTTGCTGTGCCATCAGAATATAAATTCAAATAACCATTAATAGCAGCTGCTGTGATTAAACCTGCTGAACCACCAATATTTGCAGCATTAATTGCTGTGGCTAAATCTGTAATATTTGTTACATTACCAACTGGAACACCATTAATAAACAAATAATCGCCTGCAGGAGTTAATGTTCCTGAAAGACCGTTTAATGAAAGATCTGTTGCTCCTGATACAATCAATCCGTTAGGACCGTTCTGTCCTGTAATTGTATATCCGTCTAATGCTGTACCAGTACCAGTGACAACCCAGTTTTGAATTAACAAACTAGAGCCATTATACATGCTAGCATAGTTACCACTAGTAATGTGTAAGGTGGTTCCTGTATTACCTGAACCAGCCCAACCGCCAGTACCTGGAGTACCGTCGATATAACCAGTAAATGACAACGGTGATCCGGATCCTGCTATTAGCGTTGGATTTGCGATTGAACCAGTTGCTGCTGGTTGACTCAATGCCCACCCTGGACTACCTACTTTAACCCATGTACCTGCAGGTGTATCTGTTTGTGGTTTTTTGTACCATAAAATGTTTAGTGTAGTAACGCTAACCATTGCGTAATCGCCAACAGCACCAACACTATCCAATGGAGCATAAGTGCCGCCTTCAACGGCAACTAGTGCTGTATCTGTAATAGTTGTTACTGTTTGATGTGAAAATGTTTGTCCGCCTTTAACTTTAACGGAATTGCTGTTCCATTCAAAAACACCAAAGTTAGTAGCACCAACATCTAACCACCAAGTACCATCTGTTGGCAATCCTGTTGGAATGTTTGCACTACCGATTAGTTGTTTAGTATCTAAATCAGCACGTACAACGTATGCTCTGTTACTTACGCCTAAGTAGCTGTAAGCAGCTTGCAAGCCATATTCGTTTAACTCGCCAGCGTTGACTGGGTTGTTTTCTGCATCAGTTTGGAAATATGGAATACCAAAAGTATTTCCAAGATCCATCTGACTTGTGAGCAAATATACGTTGCCTGCATTAGCTTTAAGCGTGCCTGGTGCAGTACCGGTGCCAGCTGTGTTTTGTTTATCTTGTTGACTAGCAACAACGATTAAAGGAACGGTTCCTGGGGCGCCAGGTGTATAGAAGGATTCATCTACTACTGTTACGCTTACGCCGGGTGAACTAAGTTGAGCCATATTGTAATCTCCATGAGTGCATGTTCTTAATGTATTTATAGCATTTTGAATTTTCTGGTGTGTTATACACCTATGAAAAGGTTTTAAAAGGCCAGGTTTTCGTTAAATATATGCATGAGACCACTATGCAGTTGCGGTATGCGCCCTACCGCTGTTAACTACAAAAAGAATGGAAAAACATTCTACAGAAGTATGTGCAACACTTGTTTAAAGCAAGGTGCTAATGCTGGAGTGCCTAAATGGTTTTTGTCAGGGTATAGGCCCAAGAGCCAATGTGATAAATGCGGATTTAAAAGTCCGCATAGAGAAGTGTTTACTGTATTTCACGTAGACGGCGATCTGAATAATTGCCGTCCTGCTAACTTAAAAACCGTATGTGCAAACTGTGCTCGTGTTCTGCATAAGGAAGGTATTAAATGGCGACAGGGAGATCTTGTTCCGGATTTATAATTGCTTGTACTTTGGTATACAAGTCATCGATACTTGTATCATTGGTTAGCACATGGTCAAATTTAGTACCAACCCATGCAGTTTCGCTAGCATGAATCTTTAGTTTGTCCATTCTAGTCTTGGCCAACATCCAGTTGATATGATGATCGCCAGCATTCATGTCTACAGCATCTTGATACCAGTCGGGTTCTGGACTTCTTTTTACACGGATAACAATACCACCCGCATCTTTGATTGATTTAATTTCGTTAGGAAACCGACAATCACTGATAACAATATCATCCTTACTGTTACGCAATTTGTTTTCTAAACTGGCAATCCACACATCGTCGTGGAAACCTTTGCGGCAAACTTCTGTACCCCAGTATTGTAAGACCCAGCGTGGTGTGAGATTTGGCATGTCTAATCGTTCTGCCCACCAAGGGTCCACTTGTTCACGCCATTCACGGGCTTGTTTAGTACGACCTTCTAACATGGTTCTATCCCAACCAAACACCATACTAACTGCGTCTTTTAAACTGTTGGCAAAACTTTCTCGTCTGTAACCGTGAAAAGTGACAAGGTAGTCCGCTATTGTGTCTTTTCCTGCCCCTATCAGCCCGCAAATGCCAATAATTCTTTTATTTTTTCGATTTACATTTGTCTCCATGCCACCTCCCATAGTTCATAGCATCTACTTCCATAGCACAATAGTAACATATTTTTTTAGGAGATTCAAGTTTTTCTTTACTCTTTTTAGCTCGTTGTTCAGGTGAATGTTGTTTACCAAAAAAACCATTTGCTGTGCCAATATGTTTTTGTTTTGCTTTTATCTGATTGGCTTTTTCTTCACCATACATCTCTTCAAACGATTTTCCTTTATTATATGGAATTTTACCTTTCCTATTCTTTGAAGCAGATTCTTTCCACAACGCTGATTTTGGTTTAGAGGCTGAAATTGACATTTTTTCTTTTGTTTCTTTTGAATGAGTTTTTCCTAAGAATGTTCCTGAAATGTCTTTAAAACGATTTTGTTGTGCAATACTAAGTTTCTTTCTAGTTTCAGTTGGCATACCTGGGCTAGATTCTTTTAATATTTTGTAAACACGACTTGTTATCTTGTATCGTTGTTGGCCAGGACCCACACAGCTGGCCATTAACAGGGCCGCTTTATGCATTTTGTATTTTGCAGACCCGGTTACCATTTTGGTCAAAAGCAGATGACAAATAAAGTGTTCTTTAGCAGTTAACGAAACTATGTTATCAATTACATCTAAACCGTTAAGACTCCTAGGTATTATATGATGATTTTCAATATAACCTTCTAATACTCTGGTCTTGGCATGTTTAATAATTGCGCTATACCATCTTGAATATTTGTTGTTTAAAAACATATCCTATTCTCCACACATATTTATATGAAGTGGGTAAGATAATCTTATTTTATTACAAGGTCAAGAAATTTCTTATCCTAATACAAAATAATAGCCCGAACCGCCAGCGGTATAGTCCATTAATTCTTTGTCTAACTTTTCAATTTCTTCTTTTCCGGCAGATAGTAGTGCTGTGCCGTTCAAAGTAATTGGGCTTTGGGGGCCTGCTATACTGGCAAACTTGCTACGTGCTTCGCCTAAAATTAGTTTAGTAGTTGCTAATGTGTAATCTTTAAGCCACTGTTTGGCATAAACATCTTGCAATAATACCCAGTCTGGGCGGAAGTTGTAGCATTGTACTAGTATTTGTTCGCCTTGGGCAAACGGACGTTGTAGTATAGTTAAGATATGGCTGGTAGGTTTCCATTTAAATTCAATATAACTACCAAACATTCTGCCGACTAGTTTTTGATAACCAGCAAAAGCATCGTATGTGGCTAGCCCTCCCATCATGCTTCCACTCATTAGGTAAGTGTTAGTATAAGCTAAGTTAAAAGGTTCAAATAGCGTACCTCCTGCACCAATTCCACTTCTTGAGCCAATGGCTCTACGAAATACTTGACGCACTTCGATAACTTCATCGGGCAATCTGTATTCATTTTGATCCTGTATTAGTTCAAGAAACATATAGCTTTCTTCTACGGCATTTGGGCTTCGTTGACGATAACGGTTTAGTGCGCGATCTAGTGCTGTTTCTACGTGTATAGGATCTAGCTCTAGATCAATCATGCCGTCGCCCAGCATGGTTTTTACATATTCAAACACTGCATTACGCTCGATAGTGCTGTTTGATTGGGTTGTTGACGGTAAGGAATCGGCCATTTTTTGTTCTCCTTACATATTTAGCTACTGATAAATATCATATGGCCATCAATTTTCTAGATAACAAATATACAAAATGGTATTTTGACATCGTTAGTAATGCTCAAAAAAGAGATATCATTGGCTATGTTGAAAAACATCATATTATGCCTAAAAGTTTAGGCGGAAATAACAAAAAAGAAAATCTAGTTAATTTAACGGCAAGAGAGCATTTTATTTGCCACTGGTTATTAACTAAAATGGTATCAAATATTAAACACAGATACCAAATGTGGAATGCGTTTAGTTGTATGTTATATCGAGAAAACTCTAATCAGGAGCGATATAAAATTAGCTCAAAAATTTTTGATAATATCAAAAAAGAAGGAGCATATATTAAAAGTATTAATTTTTCAGGAGAAAATAATCCTATGTACGGAAAATGTGGGAAAGATCATCCATCATTTGGTATACAGTGGACTAACGAAATGCGCAAAAATTCTTCAGAGTCGCACAAAGGATTAACTAGAAGTTTAGAATCTCGAAAAAAACAATCTGAAAAAACAAAAGGTAGAAAGCAATCAGCAGAACATATTGCCAAACGAATTCAACCAGGTAAAACACATTCTACTGAATCAAAAGAAAAAATTAAACAAGCAATATTAAAGATGCCAACAATTGTTTGTGAACATTGTCAGTTTTCAACAACTAAAGGAAACTATAAAAGATGGCACGGTAGCAATTGTAAACACATCCAAGGAGAATTAAAATTCCACGCTTAAGTTTATACAGGCCAGAAAAAGGGTCAGACTACAAATTTGTAGATAGACAAATATCTGAAATGTTCCAAGCCGGAGGAACTGACCTCTATTGGCACAAATATCTTGGATCTAACAATGATCCATCCATGGCTACTGCAGATAAGCCTGCATATGCCAATACTAATCCTGCGAATATTCAGGATCTATTACTGTTAGAAAATAGAGACAGAACCTACGATAAAGAAATTTATCGTATTCGTGGCATTTACAATGTACAAAATATTGATTTTAATCTAAGTCAGTTTGGCTTGTTCATCGACAATGATACATTGTATATGGAAATACATATTAATGATTTTATCAAATATGTTGGGCGTAAACCTATAACAGGCGATGTTATAGAATTACCCCATTTGCGTGATGAGTTTGCACTAAATGATTATAACATTGCCTTACCCCGTTACTATGTAGTAGAAGATGTAGGTCGTGCTAGTAATGGATTTAGTAGTACTTGGTTTGCACACATATATAGATTAAAAATTAAACGTGTATTTGATAGCCAGCAATTTTCACAAATTTTTGACGCAGCTGCCACTGATGAAAATGGCGATCCTACTAATCAATCTCTACGCGATGTATTGAGCATGTATAATCAAGAATTAGCCATCAATGACCAAGTTGTTGCGCAGGCAGAGTCCGATGCGGCTAAGAGCGGTTATGAGACTCGTCAATTTTATACTATTGCTGTTGACGATACCAACGGCAAGACTGTTATTCAAACGGCTGATCAAGATACCATAGATGCCAGCGTTGCAAGCCAGTTAGCTTCAGGTACATACGGTACAGGACAAAAAACAGGTTACCAAGGATACTTAGTAGGCGACGGTTATCCTATTAATGGTTTAGATTTTGGATTTGGCGTAAACTTTCCAGCCAATCCCGGACCCGACGATTTCTTTTTAAGATTAGATTTTTTACCTAACAGACTATTTAGATTCGATGGCACGCTGAATACATGGATTGCTGTAGAAGATGCGGTTCGTATGACCATGACACAGACTGATACTAGAGCTACACAAAAAACTGGCTTTATTAATAATACATCATGGACATTTAATGATGTGGTTGCTACGGACTTTGTAATTGCTACCGCAGGTCAAACTATAATTAGCACACAAATTGATAGCGGTATTACAGCACCGTATCTTGTGTTTAAACTCGACTCATCGGTTCCTGGTGTAACATTGATAGATTTTGAAACTGCATTATATCAAACATTGTTTTCAACGTATGTATACACAGATGGTAATGGTATTACTAGTAATAAATTACAAATTAATTTACCCGTAATTGATCAAATTCAACAAATATTACCGTATGCAGGTCAATGGACGATTACATTATACAATTACAGAGAAGCTCAGAGACAAAGTCTTAGCAAAGCACTGCGTCCTAAAGCAGATTTTTAAGGATAAAGAAATTGGAATTTTTTTACGATGGCCAAATAAGACGTTACATTGCACAGACTATTCGTGTATTCAGTAACTTTGTAGTACAGTACGGTGATGGACGTTTAGTTCGTGTACCTGTATTATACGGAGACCCTGATAGACAAGTTGCCAATATTATGGCCAACAACAGTATGGGCAACAAAGTTAATAGTATACCTCGAATCAGTGTGTATGTTACTAGTTTTGCTTTAGATAGAGAACGATTATCAGATGCAACATTTATTAGTAAGATACATGTGCGTGAGCGTGACATACAAGTAGATAACACACCAGGTAGTCCTACATACGGTCAGCCCGTTTATAATCAAGATCAAGGTCGTAATTATACTGTTGAAAGATTAATGCCTACTCCATTTAAACTAACCATGAAAGTGGACATTTGGTCTAGTAGTACTGAACAAAAATTGCAGTTGCTTGAACAAATACTAGTGCTGTTTAATCCTAGTTTAGAAATACAAACTACTGACAATTACATCGATTGGACCAGTTTGAGTGTGTTAAATCTTAACGACATAGCTTGGAGCAGCAGACAAGTGCCTGTGGGCAACGATAGTCCTATTGAGGTAGCTACATTAACAGTAGAAGCTCCTGCGTGGATTAGTCCCCCAGTTAAGGTCAAACGCCTAGGAGTCATGACTAAAATTGTTGCAAATGTATGGAATACTACGAAGCAAAGTAACGACTCGTATATTGAAGGTCTGGCCTTTGATCCAATAGGTCCTACACAACTGTTTAGCAATATTATCACAACTGTAACTGGAACTAAAGATGGAAACAGTATTGAAGTGTACTCTAATCAAATTATACTATTAAATCGTGGTGAAAGTGTATATCCAAATGAATCTACTCTGGATGCAGAACCTGTGAGACGAGGCACGCCTTTAAGTTGGTTGACATTTTTAGCATCAAGTCCTGGCAAATATGTTGCAGGCGCCAGTATGATATATCTTACTCAGCCAAATGGAACTTATGTTGTAGGAACATTTGCTATCAATGCATTAGACGAAACAATTTTAACCGTAGAGTGGAATTCAGATACACTGACTAGTAACACTGGAATAGATAGTGCTGGAAAACTAGAAGGCTATCCTGGTTATAATCCATCTGCTGGTTACAGGCCTAATAGCCCTGGCACATTTGATGCTATTATTAATCCCCAGAGTTTTAATCCTACAGCATCTGGCGCACCTACAGTAGGCACTAGATATCTTATTATAGAAGATATAGGCGCACCTGGTATTGAAAACAATACTCTAGCATGGGGTGCACTAGTGGCTGTTGCTAATGACATAATCGAATGGACAGGAACTGAGTGGCATGTGATTCTTAATACTAATCACGAAACAACTACCATGATATGGCAGACAAATATATATACTGGAGTTCAGTATCTATGGGACGGTGTCCAATGGAAGAAGAGCTTTGAAGGAGAGTATTTGCCTGAATTATGGAAAATAGTATTGTAAAAGAATCGATAGTTTGTAGCGGAGCATTATTCTACGCCAAGTCTACACGAAGATTTTTATTACTACAAAAAGCACACGGCAAACACGAAGGTACTTGGGGCTTAGTAGGCGGCACTAATATTGCCGGAGAGCGTCCTTGGGAAGGATTAACAAGAGAAATTCAAGAAGAAATTGGATTTATCCCTACAATTGTTAAAACAATACCATTAGAAACATTTGTCAGTAACGATCGTGTGTTTAACTTTCACACGTATCTATGCGTAATTGATTCAGAATTTGTTCCTACACTAAGTGATGAGCATCAAGGCTGGGCTTGGGCAACTATTGATCGGGCACCTAAACCCTTACATCAAGGGTTACGTAATAGTTTTTCAAGTAAAATTATTCGCACTAAACTGCAAACTGTATTTGACTTAGTTGAATTGATATAATAAAAAAGCCGCTATATGCGGCTTTTTTGTTTTTACGCTTGAGCTTCGCCCCATCTTAAAACAACGTTTGCTGGAATTGCAGTTCCTGATGTTTTATAAATGTTAATAGCTAATACGTCTGGACCATTAGGGAATGTACCACGGCCACCAATTGTGGTATTTGTCATTTCTTTCAATCCTGACAAGTCCAAACTACTTAATGCACCCGATGTTCCAATAAACGAGAATACAGTTTCACCAGGCAATGCATATGGAGGTTGTCCAAATTGGAATGTAACCAATGTCGATCCTGGAGTAATCGTAACACCTGAGTTTGTACTTTGTGTAAATGATACTTTGTAGTAACTTGTACTAAAATAAGTAGCAGATGTAACGTTATTAACGTTAGTGCCTGCAGGAAAATTGGTATCTGTGCTAGACACTTGGGTACCAATAGTAGCTGTTGTAGCTGCCCATGCAGTTGCATTAAAGAACAACACAGATGAATTAGATGTGTTATACTTTCTAGTAACTGTTAGCGTAGTATCTCCTGAAGTATTACCTGTGAAATTACTACTAATTTGTAGACCGTAGTAAGAACCGTTAACAAAAATATTTTGAATCTGATTACCAGCGCTTGGTACATTAGAGCCTGACAAGTAATCACCTACAGCTAGACCAGCTGCTTGATAGGTTGCATAATCTGCAGCACTTACATATATGTAGTTTATACCGTTATTGACACTGTTTGAACCAAGTGGTGCTGCACGAGCTGTAATTGATCCCGTAGGAAATGCATTGGTTGCAATTGCTGTTGTGGTAACTACAGCTCCTGTACTCCAGGTTACACTACCGCCTGGGGCAATTTGTGCAAAGCTAGGTTGTCCGCCTGCTGCTTGACTACTTAAACCGTTCCATGTAATATTACTTGGGTTAGTAGGATAGTTGCTTGGATTCAAAATACCTTGAATAACAATACCGCCAGTTGATCCGCTATCGATAGTAACATCAATATTTTGTAACAACAATTGAGCGCGATTTAACAATTCTCTATCGCCTAAATCTCCCACAGTAGCATTACTCACACTGGGTGCTAGTCGAATTAAGAAAGCTGTTTGAATAGTTGTACTAACACTGATGTTTGTACCTACATAGTTAAACAAATAGCCGCGGTCGTTATCAAATCCGCCGTCTGTTAAGAATGCTGATCCCCAATGACTAATACTTGGTGTGGCTGTTTGATTAACTAGATACAGTCCTGTTTGTTGATTGTGTGCAGCAGCTGTTGTGCCAGTAAATGTTCTGTTGATACCTGCGTAAAACAAACTGTAGGTTGATCCTCGAACACAGTTTAACAAACTCTGATTTGTTTTGCCAGAGTAATTGACAATTTCACCTTCTATGTATATAGTACCTACTGTAGGGAACAAGCTAGCATCGTTAACTATTAATGTAGTGTCATTGTTACCGGCAGCCGCAGTCAAATATGTGCGAGGACCTTCGTTGAGAACTTCATAGCGTACTGGTTGGTTACCTGAACGCATATACGCTTCGGTGTTGACATTACCGTTTTTCTGACGATGTACTGTGACATAATTACCGTCTGGGCCTCGCAACATCCAATCAATAAATCCAGCACCATACCAAGTCCATTGAATACCTACCATCTGCATTTTGCTTACGTTGATTTGATATCCGCTTGGATTGTACACTCCGCTTGACCCGTCCATGCGATCCATGTTCCATTGACTTTGCGGAACAAATTTTTCAATAGTTTTAGCAGCTTTAATACCGCTGTTTGAACTTACTCCGCGATAGTCTGGCGTCACATACATTAATGTATCACTTGCTACATCCATAACTTTATGTGTCATGCCTTTAATAACAATTCTGTCGCCAGATGCTAATTGTGTAGTGAATCTTGTATTAGATCCAGTAATTGTATTACTATCTGGAGTTACACTAATTGTTCCTGCAATTTGAAATGTACTGGTTCTATAGCCGATACCAATAGTCTGACCGTCATATTGCCAATATTGTCCGTTTTGTTCGTCAAATGTTCCAGCACGTACTGTAGATCCATACCAATTTACTAAACTAACCTGACAAGGATCTGTAAATGCTGCTGGAGTTGTACCTAAAACACTCGTTGCTGCAACGGTAAATGTACGTTCATCACTAATGCTAGTAACATAATAATAACCATTATAACCAGTAGTTGTGCAACCATAGATATTTACATATGCGCCTACTTGAAATCCATGGTCAACATCGTCAGTTACTACTGTAATTGTTGCACCATACGTTATTGTTGCATTAACTAAGGCAGTAGTAGGAGCTACACTAACAGTAATTGTGCTAGGTCCGACATTGGTAATAGTTGTTCCTAATGCGAATGCACCCGTTCCTCCAGATACAATAACTGATTGCCCATTTACTAGTCCTGATGTACTGCCAACTGTAATAGTTTGTGTACTACCAGAACATCCGGTAACGGTTCCGTAAGCAGTGCTGGGACTTGCTGTTAAACTACGTAAATTATAACTAGGAGCCATTAACAAACCAGTATTGTAGTTAATAGCTTTACCAGATTGATAACGTATGTATTTTTTACTCATACGTATTGCTTGTGTGCCATATGCTGGGCCGCCAGTGCCCAACATTACACCACCGTCAAACGGTCTGTGGATATAGAATGCGTCGGGTCTAGCATATACTACACCCACTAGTGTGGTACCAGTATCAATTGTTCCCGACGCCCTTGCTGTGTATGTAAATGATGTTAAACTAGTAACTGTTTCAACAAAGAACGGACCTTGTGCAAATGCATGATTACTACCAGTGCTTGAAATTGCAACTAGTACAGTTTGTCCAGGAACCAAGCCGTGATTGCTAGCAAATGTAACTGTAACGGTTGCAGGACTACTAGCATTGCTAGCACTAAATGATGGACTACCAATACTTGCACCTGTATAAAATCCACCTTTACGTACAATAGTATATGCAGAACTAATAACATCGCCATTGTTTACGCCGATTTTAGATTTTGCATAGTACGTAAAACTAGTTGAAGTTGTGACACTGTTAACAATGAAAGATCCTTCAGCACGACTGAATCCCAAAATAGTATTTAAATAACCTTTAACTGTAATAGGTTGTCCTGCTATAAGTTGGTGGACAGCGACAGTATTAACAGTAATTAAACTTTCACCTGTACCGCCTGACCCAGTGGATGCATCAGTTGTTACATAACTAATATTTAAATCACTACCAGGAATTTCATAAATTGATGGATAGTTATTCATCAAGTCTACAGTTTGCCACTTAGTAGGTTGTAGTCCATATTCAAAGTCAGCGTCCAGCATGGATTGTGGATTACTTACACGAATACGTTCAAAAGCATCGTGTCCTACCGCTCCACCAATTTTCATTAGCTGTTGAGGAGTATCAATGAATATCTGAATGTTATCAGTTGCACTCATTGTGCTAGTATTTGCAGCTAGTGTAAATGTTGTGTATCCGTCGGTAACACCTATTTCTTGCGGGAAAGTAGCGTACGCAGTTCTTGAAAAAGTTGCTGTAGTGCCGGTATTTCCAACATTGGCAAAATTGTAAATGATTGCATTACTTGTAGTATTGGTTATCAACAACAATTGATTTAGTTGATAAAATCCAGGTACAATAACTGTACCTGCTCCTGCAGTTCCTGGTGTAAACACGTATGTTTTTAAAAGCTGTTTTGCCATTTTATTTCGTTTCCATTTATAGTATTAACTTAATCCGATTGCTAACGCTGCCGATATCGAATCCACATATTGTTTATTAGTCAAATGACTTGCTAGTGTTGGGGCGGTCGCGGCTGTTATGTTTCCTGAAAATGATCCAGTTGTGTGTGTGACATTTGCAGAAAATGATGCTCCAGCAAAACTAGAACTTCCACTAACTGTTAACGCACTTAGCACACCCACACTGGTTAAACTACTAAACACAACATTACTTGCCAATGTTGTACCTGTAATATTACCTGCTGTAATAACAGCACCACCACCGCCTGTATTAAGTGTAGTCCAGCCTAAATTTCCTGCACCGTCATCTACTAGTACTTGTCCAACAGCTCCGTGTGCCAGCGGAAATCTGTAATTTGGAAAATTAGTTATACCGCTTGCTTGAAAGCTCCAAGTATATGTTGCATTACTAACTATACTTATGTTATTGGATCCATCCACCGTTAGTGTGCTATTTTGTGAAAAAATACTTCCAGAGTATCCTAAAATACTTCCACTTATTGGATTTGTTACTGTTAAACTAGTTAGTGTTCCCAAACTGGTCAAACTACTGCCAGTAATACCTGATCCAAGTGTAGTTGGAGTTAATAGTATTGTTGAACCGTTTGTGATATTACCCGCTGTCAGCACTAGGTTTCCGTTCATGCTGATATTACCAGTTGAATCAACAGCAAACCCTGGGCTGCTAAAGCCTGTGGCTGATGATAACGGATCTACAGTAAACGGACTAGCTAAATTTGCCATTATAAAATTCCTTCAGTATATTTATGTTAAATGTGAGCAGACATAAAGAACATCATAGCTGCCATAGTTAAACCAGGTCGTAAGCCTGGATTTGTAGTGGGTGCAACTCCAGGAATCGTTGTTAGTACAGTCTGTTGAGAATTTATTGCTGTAATAATATCACTGGGTTGTAAATTACCCGCTGTTCCTGTTGTTAAGCTAGTTCCGTTATATAGGCCTAAAACACCTGTATTAACGATCTGTACATAATCGCCATAAGTTGGATCTCGAGATACGACTTGTGTACTAATACCTGGAACACGACCACCTGGTCCTGTATAGCCAGCGCCTGTACCTAATATTTGAAATGTGCTGGCAATACTGGTAGCAGATGCAAAACCTGCCACTGGATTAGAGTCGCCATACAACTTATTATATACACTAACATTATTTGTAATGGTAATTGTATTGGTCCCGCTTTGGCTTGTTGAGATACCATTGGCGCCAGCTATGATATTAGTTGTTTGAGTTTTGGTTGTTGAATCGTCTGTGGTAATGGTTTGGCCGTTATTAATAATAGTCAAACGATTTTTAGTACTGTCTGTAGTTAATGTGATATGATCGCCAGCAAATACATTTAGTGTAGTTGATCCAAGATTTTTTGCTGGGTTAATATCATTTTGTCCAAGTACACTGACCTGTGTAATACCTTGATTCTTGATAACAATACTTCTATCTGTTTGGGCTGTAGTAATAACAATACCATTTGCAGCTTTCAAATTTATGTAGTCGTCGGCTACTTTAGCATCGATAGTAGTTTGACCTGGCACAATAATACTACTGATACTGCGTACAGGCTCGATAGTGTTGGTAAGATTATTAAGTTGTTTTGCACTTGTGTTAAAAGTTAAGTTAACATTTGTGTGGGCTGTAATAGAAGTAGAAAAGAATCCGCCAATTACCAATCTTCCTAATCCAGCTGTCCAGGATTGAACTGTTGCCAATGATGGTATACCTGTGCCGCTCACACGTTGACCAACTAGAATATTACCAGTTATCTGTGCTGTAGGAATTGTAATAGTTAATGTAGTAACATTAGTAATGCTAGACCAAGATGCTCCTGTTGCAATTGCCGCAGCGTTTATTGGCTTAATTGTTTGACTGGTCTTTGCATAATTGGCAAAGAAAGTAACTATGGTGCCTTGCACTGCAACAGTTGCAGGCTCTACTACTAGTTGTGCTTGGCTGTTGTTCGAAACGCTTCTAATATTTAATAGGGGTCTAGTAAGACTAGTTCTACCATAAACTGTTATAGTGCTTTGACCAGGCATAGCTACTAATGTAGCATGGATTGTTTCTCTTTCGTTTAAACCATACTCTGCGTTAATAATATATTCAGCTGAAATAAAGTCGCCAACATACCAAGAATCAATAACTGTGCTGTTGTAAATGGCTGTGCCAGTGCTTTGGTATGATAAATTAGTTCCTCGTGACAATTGAACCGTAGAGTTGTTGCCGCGGGAAAAGAACGAATTTATAATTTGAGTCATCTTTAGATCCTAGATGTAGTATTTAGCTGTTATTGTTTCAAAATTTCGAGCACATGCTTTATTGTAGATAACTAGTATAGCGGTTCGTTTAACTGTACTTTTTAGTATGAAGATGTTAAACTTATAAAAACTTTTAATTTTGCCCATGAACCTTAGAAAACTACTAGACGACGATATTGATGTTGCAGCATTGCAGACTATACCCAATTTTGGATCTGCCTACACTAAACCAGTAGTTGGTATTTCTAGGGATGGTGTAATCAATTACCCTAAAACGTCACATGTTACTCGCCCTGACGAATTTGAAATAATTCCGGGTGTTGCGGCCGCGGTTGCTGAAATACGTCGAAAAGGATATAGGATTATTATATTGTCAAATCAGTATGGTATCAGTGAAGGAAAGTTAACTCCTGTTGAAGTTGATATGGTCAATCAACGTATGCTTGAACTATTTGGTGAAGCCGGTTGTCCCAGCATCGATGCCATGTACTATTCTACCAGTCGAATGAAAGAAGACATGTTTGCTTTGCCTAATATCGGCATGTTTCATCGTGCTGAGCGTGAACATCCGGTTAAGTTCAAAGAGGGCTGGTTTGTAGGAGATAAAATCAGCGATCTCAAAGCGGCTGAAAATATTAAATCTAAGCCTGTACTGATCAAGACAGGCGACTGGGAAGAGACTGTTAAAAAATTAGGCACATTTGCTAATAAAGACTTGCGTAAACGCACACAGGTTTTTGATAGCTTAATGGATTTCGCTGAAAGTTTAAGCTGATCTAAATTCTTCTGGTATATCCAGTACAATTTCTTCCAAAGGAAAATCGTAGTAAAAATACTGAGTTCCGGTTCTAGGAACTGAGGTTACCCACTCACCATTAATGACTACTCCGCTTTGACTGGATGTGTCTCCATGGTACTCGGAACCGTCCATCATATAGCAATTATCTACTGTAATAATGGCCATCTTGTTTATAAACGAAAATCTTCTTAGATTAATGTCGTGCCAAGTTTCTTGTATTTCTTTATCTAATTCCATGCTGAGGCCGTTTTGCGGAGCAACATTTCTATGTCCGTTAGTAGCATGTATTAACAAGTTTGCTCCTAATTTCCTCAATTCTCCAGGAACACAGGGCTGACCGTCGATACCGTACATGTCTATACATATTAGTCCGCCAACGGGAACAAATCTAGAGCTGTCCACTATTAAAGGTAACGCATGTGTTCTATAATCACCGATAACTCCAATTTCTTGATCTCTTTCTATAGCATAATGCTTATTAACATACCCTAAAAAATTTCCATTATTTTGATAAAATCGAATTTGATTGCGTCTTACGGAGTTCCCATCCTCATTCTCATCCCATAATGTTCCTAAACACAACCCAACATTTTTTGCAGCTGCATATTTTTCTATTTCAGCCAAGCCGTCAACAGTTCTGTTGAAATCGTTATTAAAATCAGCTGTATAACCGCTTAGAGATGCTTCGGGTGTTACTAAGTAGTCAACATTGTTTTCACTTGCCCAATCGATGGCCCTTCTTATTTCCATAACATTGGTTTGTGTGTATGGAGTAACTGGGATTTGTGCGCCTGCTAGTCTTATATTTGTTTTCATTCTATAGGTTCTTTTAAAATTATGTCATCTAATTCAAGGTCATGATAAAAGTATTGAGTATCTGTTCTTGGAACACTAGTAACCCATACTCCGTTGATCAATACTCCACTTTGTGTCAAGGTATTTCCGTGATATTCTGTACCATCCATCATATAACAGTTATCCACAACAATGATAGGGCAACGTTGATACATGGATACTCTTCGCAACCATGCTTCTACCCAAATTTCTTCAATTTCATTTTTGACTGGATCTGTATTACGTTCTCCGTTGGTAGCATGAATGAATAACTTTACACCCATATCATGATATTGTTGAGGTAAACCGCCCTTGGCGCCACCCCAACCGTAGATATCTGCACAAATGAGACCAGCTGTAGGAATAATATTATCTTTAAAAGGTACGGCTATACCAGATAGCACAATATCAGGGGCTACGCCAATTGCAGTGTCTAACTCAGTCATTACTGTTTTGCCGCTTGACCCTAAATATATTCCGTCTGGTGTATAATATCTAATTTGATTTTTGTTGACAGTAGACAGCTCGCCGGTATCTGTTTTATAGATTTCTTGCCATATTGTGCCTAGGCATAATCCAACTGTTTTTTCTTTAGCATACGCTTCAATTTCACCAAGTGCTAATATTAAATCGGGTAGCTTTTTATCAAGACAATTGATACTATATCCACTTAATGATGCCTCGGGTGTTACTAAGTAGTCAACATTGTTTTCACTTGCCCAATCAATGGCTTGTTTAATGGTATCGGCATTTGTTTGGATTGAAGGAGTAACAGGAATCTGTGCCCCTCCAATTCTTATTGTTTTATTCATAGGTTTATTCTTCATTGAGAATTCTAATTAATTTGTTGTACTCTGGAAGATACAGATATTCTATTTCACTTCGTGATAGAGTCTCTAATGCATCTTCCAATGTCTCAACCAATGGATCGCCGCCTAGATTAAAACTGGTATTAAACAAAATAGGAACACCAGACACATTGTAAAATTCTTTAATCAAATTGTAAAAATGTTTATTCTGATCAGGTGTAACTGTTTGTATTCTGCATGTGCCGTCCACGTGAATAATACTGGGTACTTTTTCAACAACTCCTGGTTGACAATTTACAGCATACATCATGCTAGGACTTTCTTCCATGCCTCGTAGGTCAAACCATTCGTGCACATGTTCTTGCAATATACTTCCGGCAAATGGACGGAAATACTCTCGATGTTTTACATTGTTAACAAAATCTTTACCGTCTATAACAGTTGGGTCAAATAATATGCTTCTATTGCCCAGTGCACGGGGGCCGTTTTCGCTGCGTCCTTGAAACATTGCAACAATATTTTTATTTTTAATTAATGTTGCAATATCTGCACAAGTAGCATCAATATATTCTGCTTCGTATGCGGCACAAGCAGATTCAATATCATCCATTGAATATTGATATTCAAACCCTAAATATAAATTATCTGTAAATTTAGTGATTGTAGAATCGTTGTACAACATACGGTGCACTATCATTGCTGCTCCCATTGCAGTACCGGCATCATTGCTAATTGGTTCAACATACAAATTGATGCCTTTTTCCCTTAGGGTGTTTAGATAAAAATAGTTTGCCACGCAATTTAATCCGTACCCGCCACTTATTACAACATTATTTTTTCCAGAAATTTCCACTGCTTTCAATATCAATTGTAGAACTTGTTCTTGAGTTTGAGTTTGACAAGCATATGCCAAATCTCTACGATTCTCCATTGTGCTGAGGTCTTGAGCATTTTTATCGGCTAGATATTCAAATAGATCTTCGTTAATAACTGCACCGTTAGGATAACGGGGAATTACTAAATTTCTATTAGAAGTTGGGTATGTACCGGTTGTATCAAACAATTTTGGTATTCGGTCTGATTCTTTTCCGTAAGGAAACAAGCCCATGGTTTTGCCAGCTTCGATTGCGGTAAATCCACAGTACTCTGTAACTGCTTCGTACACTTTAACAATACCGGCATGGTCTCCAATTCTAGCTTCGTGTGTTGTATTTTCTTTATATCGATCGCCTGAAAAATTCTTAACAATTGCGCCTAGGCGAGGTTCTTTGATACCGATATGTTTGTACAAAGTTCTGAATTCGGCTGGATAGGCACACTCAAAAATTGACTCAGTTTCCCAGCCTGTTAAATGTTCTCCTTGGAACTCTAAATCCAAGAATGTTCCTGCACCGTCTACAATAACTGAAACAGCATCTTCAAATCCTGAACGATAAAATGCGCAGGCTGCATGTAATTTATGATGAACAAAACTGAGATCAATCACCTGATGATGATTGAATCTATCGCCCTTTCTATCTATTAACCCTAATTTACGAGCAAACCCGGTATACATGTCTTCGCCACTAAAGTCAATTTTTCCAGCTGTTTCTTTAGGAGTAGTATGCGCAATAACAAGATAATCCAGTTTGTCAGTATAATCAAGGATTTTCAGCATACTTGCTAACGGACCCCCGTCATATTTTTGACGAGTAATACGTTCTTCTTCAATACTGAAAACAATTTCTCCATCTTTTAGTAAGCAAACTCCAGCATTATGCCCTCGAGTGATACCTGCTATCCAAATACTTCTTTTTTGTTCTGTCATGTTGTTCCTCTATTATTTTTTAATAAATGTGTTGTAAAGCTCTAATACTGACTCTACTACAATATTTTCTACTTTGTCATTCATGGCCATGATGCCATCGTTGTTCATATCAGCATATTCATCTGGTGCTATCCTGATAGGGCTATAAATTCTTGCGCCTTCGCCCATGTCTAATATTTTAATATTTTCACAGTTGGGGTATGATACATTTACAGGAAATGTAGATCCCATAACTGATACTGCAGGTTTGTTTAGTGCGTATGCAACATGCTGGGCAACACTGTCGCAAGATAATAATATATCTGCAGATTTGATAATGCCTGCCCATTGTCGTAAAGGTATGTTTGTAGGAACCGCAACTGGGTCTTTACAACCAAGTGTTTGAAAATTCAATGGCAATTCTGTCATAACAATAACAGCAAAATCTTTTTGTAGTTTGTTAATAATATTGATTACATTACCTAATTCAAAACTTCTACCTGATGGATCTGTAACTATATCGCCTTTCATATTCACACCACGGCCGAATGGTTGAAAAACAACTGTTTTAGTTTTTCCAGCTCTGGCTAATACATCTTTTACTCCAACTTTTCCGTTGGTAATTTCATCTTGTGTTAGTTTTAGAGTTGGACGTGGCAGATCTCTAATGCCTTTGTTATTGATTTCAATATCAAATGCTTGGCTTAGACTGCATTTTTGATTATAGTATTCCCAAACTCTATAAGGTTCAGGAGTTACAATAGTCATATCAACTAACTTGTCATGAAATAAGTTTTTATGCCAATTATCGTATACACGGTTGTGCAATTTTGGATGGGCTTTAAAGAAGTCTGTGCCGCCTTCGCAGATGATTAGAAATTTTTCATCTGGATGATCCTCTGCATATAATTCTAATGCAGGAACAGAGCATATTACTCTACCTGCTCCGCCATTGATAAAGAATGCTTTTGCTCTTTTTGAACTCATGAAAAATGCCTCTCCTAGCTGATAATGCAATTATATATGCATTTAATCAGCTAGTCAAGGCAAATATGACTCAAATTTAATTTAACTTGATTATGTTGAAGTTGTTGCAGTAGTACCGGTAGTGCCAACAGTTGAAGTTGTTGCAGTAGTACCGGTAGTGCCAACAGTTGAAGTTGTTCCTGTTGTTCCAGTAGTTCCGGTAGTACCAGTGGTTCCTGTTGTACCGGTCGTGCCTGTTGTACCAGTGGTTCCGGTAGTACCAGTGGTACCTGTGGTTCCTGTAGTGCCAGTGGTTCCTGTAGTACCTGTGGTTCCTGTAGTACCTGTGGTTCCTGTAGTGCCAACAGTTGAAGTTGTTGCTGCTTCTTGCGCCAGTTGCTGTGTATAAGCCGCTTGTACCATTTCAGTAGTTAAACTAATGTCAGGGTTGCTGTCAATTAAACTCTGACGAACTTCTTCAAATTTAGCAACGGATGCAGAGTGTGTTGGATGACCGTCATGCAACTCGTCCCACGGTGCTAGTTTTGCTGCGTCTTCGGCTGTTACGGGGCAAATTGAATCTAGCACAAAATCTTCATCGTCGGTGTCATCGATGTGATATGCTGTTTCATGAGGTGTGGCGCCCCATGTTTCAGTACGCTCCAAATTTCTTGGTTCGTTTGGAATACCGTCGGGAATTCCGATTGGCATTGAATTATCTAAGCGCACCTGATCCATCATGGGCCACGCAACTTTCCAAGGATGCTTTTTACTAATTTGATTTAATATAACATAGTCAATTATTTCAAGACAATAGTTACCTATATCGCGCTGCTCTTGTGTTAAAATATCTTTTGATAGTCTTTCTGCAATCTGAGCTCTGTGACTTTTTCCTTGATTCATTAACATTTCCCAAGAAAATACCAGTTGCCACCATGCGTAGGTTACAATTCCATTTTCATCAACAGTGCATTTGCGTAAATCGTAAGTGTGATCCAACGATGGTGGTTCGTGGCGTTGATAAACCATGTTGTATTTTTCGCAAACTGTTTCAACTTGATTGTCAGCTTTGTGATCTTCATGATTGCAAATCATGGCCATTAAGGCAATATGATTTGGATTATGTGAATGCAAATAGATATCATCTTGTGTATCGTTGCTACTATCTGTACCACCATGAATTTCAGGATGACCGTCATGGTCATACTCCGTACTTTCAATCATTCGTGTTTGCTTGTTAACTCTAATTTTAAAATCGTGTGGACCATGATATTCGCTTGTTATGGTTCTAAACCCGCTGGACAAGTCGTTATATTCGTTTGGTGCTAGATACGTGAATTTCATTTATTTCTCCTAATTCTTTTTAATATTTTTATGACCAGCTGATTAACACAAGCGAAGTGCCGCCGGCGCCGCCTAAACAACAACCACCAGATATCGTGGTTCCACTTGCACTTGATCCGCCGCCGCCTGGCGTATTGCCTTGTGTTCCGCCAAATTGAGTACAACTATTTGAGCCGCAATCACAACATTGTGCTGCACCGCCTGCATAAGATGCGCCACCGCGGCCAAAGCCCGCACCCTGCCAAGAAGCAGTAGGCACTAGAAAACATGCGTTATCAGTTGCATATACAAGTTGTTGATCAGGTGCTGTAAACCCGCAACCGCCTCTTACATAAAAGTTAAAGTTGGTACAACAACTGCAAGATATTATGTTGCCAGTTCCGCCAGTTCGGTCACTAGTTCCTTGAATCAGTTGGAATGGCATGTTATTGTCTTGTCTAAATGGATTGGCTTGAGTTAAGAAACAAGCACCATCCATACAGTAGTTGTTAGACGCAAAGCCCCACCAGCAACAATTGATAGCCAGTGTACTATGATAAGGATTAAAATTTATATTAGTCCAACCGTTAGTACTACCACCTCCAGCATAGGCACACTGACACACAGTAGTACCGCCACATGCGCTAGTAGTGTTAACTACCCAGCAAGTAATACCTGAGCTGCCGCAATCACAAACTCGTGCAAGTTGCCCTGGTGAGCCTGTCTGTGCACCAGCAGTTGGGGTAAAACATGCGCATGCGCATGCACAAATACAAAAAGTATGACTTGTAGCACTAGTAGCACATGCAACCCACCCATATTCGCCACCCATGCCGCCATTCGGTGAACCCATACAACAGCAACTGGCTGCACCGCCACCGCCTTGTCCCCACATTTCTATTACAAAACATGTAGCACTAGCAGGAATGCAGATACAACAGGCATTGCCGCCGGCTACATATGCACAGTTAGTTCTGTGAGTAGGCCTACACCATGTTCTACCAGTAGTTGCTCCAACTGTAAATAAACTTGTTATTAAACTCATAATGTATCCTTAACACCAACTAATTAAAATTAAACCATAGCCGCCGCAACTACCAGTTCCTTGTGCTGTTTGGGTCCATGCGCTCATCCCGCCGCCTGCTGGAAAGCTTCCGTTTTGTACCCAACAACCAGATGAATAACACAAGCCAATGCTGGTGCCAAAGAATGCTTGATTGCCGCCTGCATAAGCTGCTCCACCAACTCCAATACCAAATCCGCAAGCGGCATTTGGGATGCCAGTTTGAGCGCTTGTGCTATTTAGGCATGCATACGGAGTACTAGTCGTAGACACATCACTCCAACCGCATGCTCCTAGCCACACATAGGGACTATTGAAACAAGCACATGTGCACAAACAGCCCCATAACTGTGTTGTATTTAATCCAGCAAAACTACTAGTTACTGGTGCAGAGCATGAACAGCATCCTGTGTACGAAATTGCGGCATTAGTAAACGATTGGCTGCTACAACCTTGTAAAAATAATCCAGAACTACTGCTGGTACTTGCCGGAGCGACAGCTAAGGTTGCTGAACAGTTTTTCCAGAACAAATATGTGTTGTATTTGCCTTGATTGCTTGAACTAGCAACAGTTGATCCTTGATAACACCAAGGATTTGGCGTGCTTGGGGTGCAACACCACATGCCGCAGCTGCCGCCGTTAAGAATCCATGTGTTACTTGGACTATTACATTGTGTTACTATAGAACATTGTCCCTGATGCCCATAACAGATAGTGTTGCAATTCATACATTGACATATGCAAGCACATGCACACAAAATTTGATTGGTAGCACTGGTTGTGCATGTAACCCAGCCATATGTTCCACCTTGACCGCCATAGCTGCCAACTCCGCAACAACATCCGCCAGCGCCGCCGCCGCCTTGACTCCACATTTCGATAATAAAACATGTTGCTGATGTTGGCACACATACGCAACAAGAGTTGCCGCCAGTTATGTATACACAGCATGTGGGTTTGTGTTGTGGTCGGCACCACGCGCCAGCAATGGTGGAAGCACCTGAGCTAACTGATCCTGTGTTAATATATCCTAATACTGTTGTCATTTTTTATCCTTATAATAATTGAGTAACAACCCAATCATTTTTATTAGCTGAGTATTGTAATCGAACATTGGCACGGGCTAAATTTATTGTTAAATTATCAGCAAATCCGCCCACTGTAGATCCATCACCGCTGGGATTGACAATGCAATTGTTGGTATCAAATTTGCCGTAAGCGTCAAAAATATCTACAAATTCGCCAGGTGCTGGGCTTTGTGGTAAAGTTAATGTTATTGCCCCGCCCGAAGTATTGACAAAATATGCACTATTAACAGATAATGTTATATTTGATACAACATCGTTCGTTTGATTAAATGTATTTGGAATAGATCTAAATTGTGATGCGCCAAGAAAACGTCCCATTAGTTACTCCAATTAAGTTTCAATACCGTATACAGCTGCACTAACACCAGTAGCACTGGCATAAGCAACTAAGTTTTGCGTGGCGCCTACTACCAGTCCAGTACGTTCTAGTACACCGTTGGCTGGAATAACTGTACCGTATTCAATATATTCCGAGTTGCCTGGCGTTGCTGTTGCACTTAGTGCTAAACGTATTGATACGGCGGTTGAATTTCTGTTGCATAGCGTAACTGATGCCACGGCATAAGTTGTAGCATTGGTATACAAAGTTGTATTTGTAGTTGCTGCCAAGTCAGCAGCTGTTCCTAATCTTCCTGCGGCCATTTAAATCTCCATTATCTTAATGTATTTAGCTGAAACAATTAATGTGCTCCAACAAAAAATGCAAAACTCTTAACGCCATCGACGTAAGTTTTATTAGTCAAATCATTACCCGTTGCTGGAACATAACTACTTTGAGCTTGTGTAAATACTGCCAACTTAGTTACAGAAATCTGTGTGCCAGTAGCTGTAATTGTCAAGTTATTGCTATTTGTAGTTGTAATAGTAGTACCTGAAATGTAAACACTTCCAGCTGTCAAACTATTAGCAGTAATATTTGAACCGCCTGCACCCAGCTGACTGGCAATATACGCACGAATAGCACGTTGTGTTGGTACTAGACTATCGCTATTGGCTGTCATGTTACCGTCTGTACTGAACTGTGTTATGTTGGCTCCGCCTGTTGCAAATTGTAACTGATTCAATCCGCTTAGATTGAACAAGCTGGCATTCAAGGTAGCAATACCAGTGGCCTGGGCAACGTTGAACAAGTTACCAACGTTGAAGTTACCGTCTTGATCAGTGGCTGTAAAGAACGCACGACCGCCACCGCTATTAACAGTTTGATTGGCTGTAATGTGATTAGCTGTACTAAAGTTATTTGGATAACCTGTATTGTAGAAATTACCTGAGCCTACATACAAGAAGTCATGTCCAGTTAAACGTACTTGGCTGTATTGAATTGTTATTGCAACTGTTGTACCATTCACAGGAGCATTGAGCACTGTAAGTCCTGGATTGATCTGTAGATAAGCGTTGTAAGCTCCTACGCTACCACTATAGCTGAGTACTTGTACCACAATGTAATATGTACTATTACCGTTAAACACAATGTTTGATCCAGCTACTGGAATTGCTGTGAGATTGCTTAGGTTAATGAAGAATCCAGCAGCTTGAAAATCCGCATAACCGTTACCAGTAATAGTAACTTGTGCATCTGTGTAACTAGTTCCTCTGCTGGTCCAACTTGGTTGTCCTAGAACACCTGATGCTGCTGTACGAACTGTAAATGTTGCTGCACTGGTAGCATTAGGATCTGTAATTGTAATACTTGGCGCAGCACTATAACCACTTCCAGGATTGATAATTCGTATTGCTGAAATTTGATTGTTTGTAACAACTGCACGGGCAAATGCGCCAGTACCGGTTCCGCTAAATGTAACTCTTGGTTCAATAACATAACGTGTACTGCCATCAAGTGCAGACTGTACTGAAGTGCCTGATACCGCCACATCCCAACCTGCTACATATATGCTCATTGTGCCTGAACCAGATCCTGTTGGAAACGCTGGTGCGCCGCCTGAAAGCGTTGCTACTGAGAATGTAGTAGCAGTAAAATTCAAACTTGCCACATAGTAAACTGTGTTGATAGAAACTCCACCAAATGTTGTTCCTGTGAATACAATTGGTGTTCCAACTGGTATCGTGCTAGTACTAGACACGTTATAAACACTTGCTGTACATGAACTTGTAGTAATTGGAGCAACAGATTCTTTTAACACAATTGCTTGTTTATTAGCAGGATTATAATAGTTAATAAATCCATATTGACCTGCTCCTGTACCAGCAATCAACACAATTCGTTCGCCATTGTATGCAGGAGTAAGAGCAAGATCAGCTGCAGATATAGTGATACCCGTATTTGTACCAGTTTGTGCCACGTTGGTAGCTGTCACATAGCCGGCGCCTCCTGAGATAACACGAACTTCGGTTACAGCATTTGTAAAGAAATTAGCGCCGCTTACAGATGCACTTGCGCCACTACCGCTCGTAATGCTGTAAGTTGCTGATGTATAAGTTTGACCAGCATTGCTGTATTCTAACCAAAGAATCTGTCCGCCACCAGTTAGTACATAAGTCACTTGAGCCTGTTGAGTTTGTGTATTGACTGTAGCAGTAATTGGTATTTCAGCTGGGCTTGTACCTTCAGCTACAACACCATATGTACCATATGAACTGTTACCGTTAGTAGCACGAATTGCGCCGCCGTACTCTGACAAGTAACCAGCATACGCATAGTATGAGAACACAGATACCGCTTCAACTCTTGATATATTTGTGCTCCAAACAGCAATACCGTCTGATAAAATATTTGTAAAGTCATTTAGAGTCATTGACTTATTGCCGCCGTTATGCAAACTTCCATCAATCTTAGCGCCAACACAACCTGTTCCAAATAGTGAAACGTTTTGAATATATGGACTTCTACTGTAGATCCATACCGAGTCGTCATCTGGACCATTTCCTGGATCTAGACTAAAGAATGCACCTGCTGTTGGACGTTTAGTACCATAAGCATTGGCCGCTGTCAACGTTCCAAACAAACCAGTAACGCTGAAGTTTCTTGCACCAGTACCATTTCTCATATAGAACATGTTACTATTGGTATATCCTGCTACCAAAGCACCTGTAACTGTGCCTGTAGTAGCTGCACTTAAAGTAAGAACACTACCTGCTATAGCTGTAATATAAGTGCCGTCTGGGATATAAGCATTTCCGCTGATACCCATGTTAACTGTTAAACCTGCGGCATTGCTCACTGTCAAACTTGTTCCAGAACTTGTAGTGGCTGTAACACTAAATGTATATGGTTGGATTACCGTGGATCTTAATTCATCGCCCACAATAACGGTAAATGCTGGAACACTGATTGGCAATACTTCCGAATATGTACCTGTTTTAATATATATAGTCACATTGGGATTCTGAGGAGGGCTAATATATGCAGTAGTACCTGCATTCAATCCGCTGGTAATTATAGAAAATAATGATGTTACTTTGGTTGCTGTGCCTGATTCAGCTGTATAACTTCCATTAATAACTTGACTCACAGCACTTGAAACACCGTTCAGTGTTTGATAATTATTTGATGGTGCTGTATTACCCAACACATTGGTTGAAGTCAATGTTGATGCATAGTTCAATGCTGAAATAAAATATGGTAGCAAATATTGTGTAGCTGTGGAAACATATGTTGTTTCTGTAGCATAATACAATTTAGTAATCAATGTAGTTTCTAAATTGCCGCCGCGGCCAAGATCATATATTTGTGCATCAAGTACTTCACCGATATCTCGAACAGTTTTGAATCCGTTGTAGGCTAATACCCCAGTTATTGTACCCGATCCAGCTGCTGTAGCTGCAGATCCACCGTATGTTTGGCTTACTGTGAAACTAGTATTTGTAGTAATAGCTTTTACATAGTAAGTTATGCCTTGATTAACAGTCATTGTGCCTGTAGCACCTGTGATTGTTGAAACACTTGGGCCACCGGTAGTTGTACTAATTTGAAACAATGTACCAGTTAATACTCTAGTAATATAATATGTTGTGGTAGTATTTACGCCACCAAATGTTGTTCCGCTAAATGTAAAACTACTGCCTGCTACCAAGTTTGTAGTAACACCTGCTACCAATACTGCTTGTACTGTCGCTGTAGTTGATACAGTTCCAATGCCAACTACAAATGCCAATCCGTTAATACTTAAACTAATACTTAAACTAGTTCCTGATGCAGATTGTACGTAATAAGTTGTTCCAGCAACTACATTACCAAAACTGGCTGCAAATGTGATTGGCTGGTTAACTTGTACACCAGACATTGCACTTGCTGTTGTAATTACTGTACCTGTACTACTTGAGATAGTAAATGACTGAGCAGCGTATGTAGCCGAAACTGTGGCCGCTGCTGTAGTCAATGCAGAAGCTGCTACAGTTAACGTATTAGTTGTGGTCAAAGTCATCGATCCACTTGTGGCTGTGATGCCTGTAAGTACCGGTGAACCTGTAGGACTTGTGCTAATTGTAAACAAGGTTGAATTAATAATATTGGCCACATAATAAGTTGTACTAGTGTTTAATCCGCCCAGTGTTCCTGATACAGTAAATGGTACATTTAATGTTAGACCAACAGTTGAACTGATTACAAATGTTCCTTGAACACTGGCTGTACCACTGCCGCCGGAACCTACTGTGTATGCAACCCCGCTTGGAGTTAAACTGATAGTAAACTGTGTACCACTCACGCTTTGTATATAATAAGTGACACCAGATGATACATTACCAAATCCAACTGAGAATGTAACTGGTTGGTTGACATTCACACCTGAGATAGTCGAAGCTACGGTTATTAGCGTACCTGAACTACTTATCACTGACAAGTTTTGGCTAGCATAGCTTTGTGTAATTGTAGCAATATATCCACCAAATGTGTTAAACACAATTGGCATATTAACAGATAGTCCACTGGTATTTGTTGTAGTAAACGCACCACCGGCTGTTGTTCCTGTTACACTTACTTTATTAGTATAAGCAAGATAATTGTTGGCTTCATTACCAACAAAACTTCTATTAGCACTAATTAAATATTGTGCATTTGGATTTGCTGGGCCTTGTGCTACGCGAGCGCAAGCATACGCAATGGTTTTCCATGGCTTATCTAAAGTGATACCGTAATCAGTAGCATCAGTTCCGTTAGGTGCAACGTAATAAACGTTACTTACTTGTCCCCAGAAATTCCAAGTTGGAACACTGCCAGTAACACGCAATACTTGGCCGTCTGAGCCAATTGGCAATCTTGCGGCTCCGCTAGCACTGTAATATAGTGTATCACCAAGTGTGGTAAGTACATTGGATGCACTGCCAGATGCCAATGCGTTCCAATAAATTGCTGTAGTATCTACATCTGGTCTATTATTAGTTGAAGTAGCTGGGCCTGTTATTGTTGTAAATCCTGCTGTGTGAGCTAGAATACAAATATAACTGTTTGGTCCGTAAACCACAGCATCGCCTAGTCTATAATTAGTAGTAGCTGTTAATGTTACTTGACCAGCGCCGCTGGCTCCAATAGTTTGACTATTATTAATACTATATACACCAACTCCGCCAGTTGTTCCAGATACTTGACTTGTAATAACTGTATTTGCACTGGTTCCATTTCCGGTAATAGTCTGTTCAGTATGTAAATAAGTCGATCCTACAACGCTGACTGTTAAAGTTGTACCACTAATGTAGCCTGTAAAATTGCCGCCAGCAGTCCATACCCCTTGCCAAGATACACCTGTATTTAATAATGACCAGTACGTTGGGCTGCTGCCTGGATTGTTTCCTGTGCCATCTAAAATAGCAACATACACATAAGAACCGTAAGTAACTACATTGCCAACTTTATATGCAATTGTTGTATTCCATGCACCTTGTACACTGAACCCTGTAGTTACCAAACTCCAATAACTTGGACTTGTACTAGGTGTGTTGCCTTGATTGTTTGTAACAATAGACTGATATACATATCCGCCATATGTCACTACATCTCCTAATGCATAATTTGTTCCTGATCCGTAACTGTTAGAAAATTCAAGACCTGATACAAACAAATTCCATTTGGTTAAATCTAAAGTATTTGTACTAGATGTATAAGCTGTTGTACAAATATAAGTGTCAGCACCAAATTTTACAATATCATTTACTTTATATGTATAAGGATTGCTGTATGTACCAGTCCAATTAAAACCTTGAATAAACGTAGTCCAATTAGCTTGATTGCTTTCTAACGTACCGCCACTAGTATGACCAATAGTACAAATATAAGTGGTTCCGCCGTAACTAGCAATGTCACCAATTTTGTAATAAGTCGAAGCTGTCCAGGCGCCGGTCCATGTTTGGCCGTCAAGAAATAATTGCCAATTAGCGGCTGTTAAATCACTATAAAATCCACTGTTAGGAGTTGCACTACTTGTATGACTTTGAATACAAATATATTCTTTAGCACCAAACTTTACAACGTCGCCTAAATTATAATATGTGCTATTAGACCATGTTGATTGCCAAGAAATACCATCTAACACTAGTTGCCATTTACTAGCTGATAGATCAGTGTAAAATCCTTGACTAGCTGGACTAGCTGATGTAGGAGTATGACCTACTATACAAATGTAATCTTTACCACTAACACGAACAATATCATTAAGTTTATAATAAGAAGTTGAACTGGACCAAGCACCTTGCCATGCAATACCATCGGACATTTGTGCCCAGTCGCCGTTAGTAAGGTCAGTATAAAATACCGAGCTCGATGTATGTCCAACTAAACATACATAAGTTTTACTACCATATGATACTATGTCGTCCTTGACATAGTTGTGACTAGTAACCCATGGACCTTGCCATACAAATCTTAGTCTACCTAGTTTAAATTCAGCCATGTTATTATACCCTTAGCGTATTCTATTTTTTATTTATCAAAGATTGTCAGGCTGAGTGTAGCTATACACAGCCCCAATTCTTGCCACCAATTCCCCATTGGAATTTATATAATAGTAGATACTTCTACTATCCCAGCGCATCTGTTCGTAATTTAAATTTGGATATACTAGATTATGATACACATCACGCCCTTCAAAAAAATCAGAGCCGCTAGCAAAGTCAATAAAATCGTTGCTGGCATCCCCAGGTGCATTAATTTGGATAGTGTCTGATCCAAACATAGTGTCTGATCTGACAAAATACAATGTACCATCTGCTGTGCGACGTAAGCCGTAAAAGAATCTAGGTTCTCCGCCTAAAAATTCTGTACTTGCATTATTACCAATATAACTCATGATCGTTTCCTTAACTAATTTCAACCCAACTCATAACTACATCTAAACTACTAGCTACTGTTGACTGCATTTGCATAACTGTACTAGGACCTAGAATTAATTTTTCGCCACCGTTAATAACTCGTAAACTTTGATTAGCAGGAACTGCTACATTTTTTATGTAATAAGCTGTTGTAGGAATACCTGTGCCACCACCGTTAGGATCGGTTAGTACAATAGTTGCCAGTACTTGTTCTGTAGTGGTATTAGTTAGACTCATACCAATAATAGTTGTTGTAGCACTAGCATTTGAAGTCAGCACTGTAGTGAGACTAGTACCTATATTTGCTGATAATACATTTTTAAAAACTGATGTCATTTTCTTTTATCCAAATGTTAAAACTGTTGCAATACCTACATCACTAGCCTGCGAAGTACTAATCCCGCCAACTGAACCTGCAATACTAGCCCATGCAGCTCCATTATACACTTCAACAGCTTGTTGAACAGTATTGTAACGAATCATACCAACTTCGTCTGAAGTAAGACTTGGTCTAGTAGTGTTATCGCCTGACGGAATTACAACACCGTATGTCCCGCCAAACTTATAATAGCCTGATCCAGTTGAAACAAAATTTGAAACAGCACCTACGCTTGTATTTGTAATGGTGTTGTTATTAAACTGAAAATTGCCTAAAACTACGCTGCCGGTCCCGTTAGGTGTAAGGTTAATATCGGTATTATCTGTATACGTACTTATCGTATTTCCGCTAATATCCAAATTTGTTGTCTTAACGTCAGAAGTTAATATTGTAGTGGCATTAAGTGTGTTAGTATTAACTGTGCCTACATGGATATTATTCCATTGCAGGCTATTGCTACCTAAATTATATGTATTAGTTGCACTGGGTAAAATATCGCTGTTTACTTCAGCATCAAAAGTAACTGTGTCAGTTGATTGATTACCTAGTGTAATATTGCCGCCGGAGCCAGCATCGGCTGTAATATTACCGGTTACGTGTAAATCGCCATTAATTAAGGTATTAGAATTTAAATTAACTGATCCAGTGCCGCTTGGACTTACGTTAATATCAACGTTTGTGCCTGCACTACTGATTGTATTAGCTGTAACTCGCAAACTGCCTACACTAATAGTTCCTTGATAAACTACAGCATTTGGGCTTGCTGGTGTAAGATTAATAGTTGAATTAGTGCTGCTAAGTGTATTACCGTTAAAGGTAAAACTAGCTAGCGTTGCGGTTGTTGTTGCTGTTAAATTGGTACTACGGATTGTACCTGATACATCTAGGTCATATTGCGGCGTGGCGGTATTGATACCAACTCGGCGATTAGTTACATCTAGATAAAGAAGGCTCGTCTCGAAGGCCAAATCCACGCCGTTGCGTAGGAGGTTGTCCTTTAAGAGCGGACCTGAAATTCGACCAACAGCCATTTACGCTCCCGTATACCCCGTGTTTCACGGTTAACCAAATTTGGACAACATCGTCCGCAGCCCTTGGGCTCTTTGCTGGTTTACCACAGTATAATCTCGTAAAAACTTGGTCAGTCTTTACAGTAATAGTATTTATAGCTTTTTGGTTATAACCCTAGCATAAGGGTATAAACGAGAGATGTGTCGTCAAACTGTTGCGGGCTAACTATAGTACTCGGTGGTCCGACCCAATCAATCCAACCGTTGCTGGTTGAATAAACTTCGCCATTTTGACTTACAGGATTATATCTTATTGTGCCTTCTTCTGGAGTATAATCGGTAGCTGAGCTAGATGGAATTACCAAGGCATTACTTCCAGTACCGCTAGTATCGCCTGTTTTAAAATTCCAATGTCCGCTGAGAATTTGGTTACTAGTTGCGGCAAATGTCAATGCGCCGTTACTGGTATTTGTTATAGTATCGTTATTAACTGTAACAAAATTTAAAAAATTAACTGTACCACTACTGGGTACAAATTGAATTGTATCGCCAGCTGTAGTAGTTTGTATTCTGTTGTTGTTGAAGTTTATATTGCCTATAGTAATATTATTACTGTAAAAACTAGTTATATTTGTAAGACTGGTATTGGTTGTATTTGAATATATAGTTTTCCATACATTGGTGCCGGATCCAAGATTATATAATTTATTTTGATTTGGTAGTATGTCGCTATTGATTTCTGCACCAAATGTGACAGTATCAGTAGGTTGATTACCTAGTGTGATATTACCGTCAAGTGTGATATTACCAGTTGCATGTAAATTACCAGTTACCAGTGTATTAGCATTTAATACAACTCGGCCTGTTGCTGTGATATTAATATCATCGCTTGCTTGAGTATTTTGTATATAGTTTGTGCCAAAATTTAAATTATCCGTACTAACACTTGGAGCAATAATAGTAGGATTACTGGCTTGATTAGGCTGTATTGTTATAGCACTCAGGCCGTTATAAATTGTATTGCCTGAAACTATAAAATTAGCTAGATCTGATTCAGTAGTTACATTGAGATATTGACTGTTTGTACTTGTGCTGACAAATAAATCAACATTTACAGCATCGGCTGTGTTGTTGATGCCAACTCTATTGTTTACAACATCAAAGTAAAGTAGTTCAGTATCAAAGGCAAGATTTGTTCCACGACGCAGCAGATTATCTGCTAGTAACGGTCCACTAATTCTGCCTAGTTCTCGTCCCATCTAGGACTCCTAATTATTGATCGAAACCAATAAGTGCTGTTACTGTTTTTCCGTAAGGCACTGGACTATTAAAATACAAATAATAACCGCTACCAGTTTGTGTACTGGCTGTGATTGTAAATGATGTATTAGCTGAAATAGTACCTGTAATTGTTGGCTGACTTAATACAATACTAGTAAGTGCATCTGTATAAGGATCTGTAGTATATGATAATACAGTTGTACCATTTTGGATATCTGCACTGCCGGTTACAGCAGCGCCTGTGATATTAACACTTGGATACACAGCTAAATTTGCTGCGATTGTACCAATTACACTAGCAGGTGCGCCTGGTCCAGAATTAGCTGTATACACTAGTGTAGTTGTATTGCAACTGGTTACGGTATATGTTCCATTGTAAGCTGCTGGAGTAAAACCAGTTACAACAATAGTAGATCCTGCAGAAAATGGTGCTGCTGTTTGACTAGCATAAGTCACTGTTACTGTTACTCCGCTAGCTGTTGCTCCAGTAATTTCCAATGGTCCGGCGCTGATACTAGTGTTAAAATACACAGTTGTAGATCCTGAACTAGTATCGGTACTAGAATATGCTGTATAAGTTTCAGTACCAATACTTGGATTTTGTACAACAGTATAATTTATTCCGCTTAATTGGATAACATTTTCAACAACTACAATAACATTTTGTCCTGTAAAATTAGTTACATTACTGCTAATGTTTGTAGGACCATATGCACTATTCAATGGACCAAAATAAAGAGTACTGTTATCACCGGCACCTAAATTTTGTTGAATAATCTGTGTCGATTCTTTAAATCTTAAACTGCGCCATTTGTTACTTTGATATACTTGAACTTCGCCGTGGTCAACATTGTAACGCATCATGCCGTTTACTGGGCTTGAAGGAATTTGTGCATCAGTACCTTGAGGCAATGCTAAACTTCCACTACGTCTAGGATTAATATAGACATTGGCATCAGCCGCATCTGAGTAAACTGTGGTACTTTGCGGAATTCTGCGATTGATATTTTGACGCTTTAAGTATCTCATATTATACTGGAATCCAACTTACTAGTACAGTTAACATATTTGAAGTATCACTAGAAACTACTAGCGTGTCGTTGTTAGCAAATACTAATTTTTCTTGATCTAAACTTACAGTTTCGCCTGCAGGAATAGACAATACATTTATAATTTGATTGCTTGTACTTGCAGCACCAATTGCACCAGTATTATTAGGCACCGCCCACATGCTTAACACACAATCGGTATTGCCAGTATTACAAATCATAATTGTAGTAATTGCATTTCCAGTGACTGGTGCAACGGTTTGACCTGTGAATGCTGTATAAGGTGTATTTAATACTGCTATTCTTGTTGTTGATATTGCCATTATTGTTCCTTATAGTAAAATACTTAGTGCTACTGCACGGGTTCTACTAATTAATTCGTCTGCTGTATGAGCTGCTTGATTGTTAGTAAAAAATACACCAGATCCTCCAGGGCCTGCAGCTGCTTTAGAATAAACTCGAGTTTTTCCAGTTGTATAACTAGGTGTGGATGCTTGATCGTCTAGGTTCAAAACACCATTAATTTCGATGTTATTATTAACAGCGGTCAATACAAGATTATTTGAGCCAGAATTGATAATAGTATCTTGATATAGATTAATATTATCAACTGAAAATCCAGAAGAGGTAATCAATGCTCTTGTCTGTTGACTAATTTGAAAAACTATGCTATATCCAAACGCTTCAATACTGCTGGTAGAGCTACCTACTCCGCCTGTAGTTGGATAATAAATCCTATCTACTGTAGCAACACCGTTACTGGCTGCAACATAGTTGTAAAGATATTTTCTGTTAGGAATATCGTTGTCATGCAAAACATTATTTTCATATCCAGATGCGTTAGCTACACTAAGCACATATGGATCATTTTTCATGTCAAAGTAAAAATTAGTTCCGCCGAGATTCTGTATACTAGCTACTTGTAGTCCAGACAGTGTTCCGTCTGACGTTTGCATAACGAATGTACCGTTTACAGTAGTTTGCAAGTTAGGATCAAAATGTGTTACAGCTTCGTTGAACAATATCTGTGCTGGATAATAACCAGCGCCTGTACCGCGTTCAATTTCAATGCCTGATTGTCTATTATTAGCAACGCTAATACCAGTAGGATTTGTATCTCCTACATTTAATTGTAGGATATTATCTTTAATCTGTGTATTAGTGCTTTCTAAATATGTCAATTGTCCTTTGACGTCAAGTCTACCAATAACAGTAACTTGCCCGTAAGGGCTTTGTGTATCCAGAATAATGTTACCATTCTGTTTAACACGAAGTATATAATCGCCGTTGACGTTAAGGACTTTTGACATTGATTTACTCTATTAATCGCTTTCAATTACAACTGTTACATTTTGTGTGGCGGCAGTATCAATTACCCAGCGTACTGTTGTACCTGTGGCAAATTGACCGGACCCTGCTGATTTACGAACTAACAATGCTTTGTGAGCAGTTAATTTTAAAACCCAGTAGGCATTGCTGTCACTGTCAGTTGCTGTGATATCCATCTCGCCTGCGGCTGCGCTTGCATGGTCAACCAAACGAGCTACCACTGGAGCTAAACTATCAGTTTTAACTCGATAACGACGACTGCTTTCTTGTTTAAGAATATCAACATCGTTGCGAGCACCATTGATAAAAGCACGAGCAAGAATAACAGCGTTGTCATAACCGTCAACTGTGGCTACTATTTTGACAAATGTTGTGGCATCCAATGTGGCATTGCCCGCAATGGTTGTTGTGGTATCAGCTGGTACATAGCCTTGATTGGCAGTGCTGTTTGTTACTGCTACTGATTTAACACGATATGTAACTGTTACTGTGTTGTTGCCATCACCACCTGCTTCGATAACATGAATTCCTGTAGTTGCTGTTATTGCTGTAAAGTCTCCGCGATTCATTCCTGTGCCGCTGAAATCAATAGTTTGAGTTTCACCTTGGCCTGAACCAACTGAGGTAATTTGAGCAATAACTCCTGGCAATTCTGTAAAAGTACAAGGACCAATTGAGTAACCATGTCCAGCTAGCAGTGTGCCTGAAACTGTAATAGTATCAATTTCCATGTGTACAGCATAAGTGGCCGCTACACCGTTGGGCAGTTGCGGTGCTGTGATTGTTACAGCTGGCACAGTTGTATAACCGCTACCTTGTGCGTTCAAGTTGATGGCTGTGATTCTTGAGCCACCTTCGCCGGTATCACCTGCTGTGTAAGGTGCTACTAAATTACCAAAATATTTCTTCTTTAAAGGACGTCCCATTTTATTTTCTCCTTATGAAAACACGGCGTTCTAGGCCGTACGCGGTTGGATTTCCGCATAAAACTCACCCCATGTGAGTCATTACTATGTATTTATGCGTAGGTAGTTCTCACGGCTACTTGGTCAACATAAGCTATATCACTATGCGGATAAGTTGTATTGCTTTTAAAACTGATCACAACTCCAAATGTAGGATTAGTAACATCTACATTTGACAATGTTGTGCCCCACAAGTTAGTTGGACCGCCGTATATATTATAATCACCTATTGGATTTAAAGGTTCTGTAAAATCGCCAGTATACATATCGCTTTGTACAGGATTTACCCAGCTAGCTTGATTGTCGCCTATTAGCTCACCGTTCAATGTTAATTGTATTATTAAATCTTCAATGCGAGCGGCACGTTGAATATTAAGTTGAAATTCTATACCAGTTAATGTACTAGAATTTGTAGGTATGTTAAAACCAGTCAACCATATTTGACTAGTATTACTTAGGAATTTTTCCATCCACAAACCGCTAATAGTATAAAGTGGTCGTTTACTAACAGCATAAGAACCTGTATCTGCAATATACTCTAGACCATTCCAATCGATACTCGACATCCCTGTTATCTCGTTAGGAATTGTTACTTGATTAATTGTGGTTGGAGGTAAAAAAGAAATAGTAGTCATACAGTATTTACATAAAAAAAAGGGCTCCGATGATAAATAAAAAGGTATCCTATATACCTTTCTCACTATGAAAACTTGTAAAAAATGTAACACAGAAAAATCAATTACTGATTTTTATAAAGATAAAAATTCAAAAGACGGAACAACTTCTAGTTGTAAAGAATGTCGAAAGTCTGCCGAAAGATCTTACTATCATAAACATATTGATAAACGAAGAATATTATATAAAAATAGAAGATTGAGTAGAACAAATGGTGAGCAGTTGACCTTAGAAAGTTATCAAACAATGTTAACAGTACAAGAAAATAAATGCGGAATTTGTCAAGATAATATGAAAACTCCGTATGTTGATCATAATCATATAACTGGAAATATTCGAATGTTGTTATGTCATCATTGTAACTGTTTAATAGGCAATGCTAAAGAGAGTATTACTATTTTAGAAGACGCAATAAAATATATTAAAAAATTTAACTCATAAAAAAACCCACCGAAGTGGGTTTTTTATTCTGTTTACAAACCTTAGGTTTGAATTAGCTAAACTTAACGTTACCGCTATTGATTGCTACTAGACCTAAGTAGTCAGCTGCATTACCTAGAGATGATGCAGTATTACTGAGCTCGACATATCCATAACGTGTCATAAATGAAACGACTGGTTCGAATGTTGATGGATCCAATACAACACCACTGCTCATCAATGGGATATATGGGCAATAGAAAGCAGGAGCATCGCTCTCGCTTGAGCCTTTGTATCCAATTAGGATTGGAGCTGTGTCATATGCATAGCTGTTTACATAAATCTTCATAGCACCGTTCAATGTACCAACAAACTTAGTGTTTGTAGGAGCTTCGAAAGTACCTTCTGTTGTACGAGCAAATGCGCTTGTAGTAG